AATATATGTACCTGCGTAGAAGAATGTAACAGATATGAAATTAATTTTATAAATTCTTTGTTCATCGTTTATTGTAAATATAAATGAAAAATCTCAAAATGCCGAATGATTTCTTATTTAATATAAATATTATCGAATACTACTTTTCAGTCCTAATAATTTTTGTATAACTATATCTCGATTATTCATTATATCGTCTTCCCAAAATCTAATTAATTGATATCCATTTTTCTCTGCCCATTCATTTTTAACTTTATCATGCGAAACAGTATGTATTTGAGATTCATATAATGGAATAAATCCTTTATCAGGATTACAATGCCACCAATCTCCATCAGTCTCTATTAAAATATTAGTATCTTGAATATTAAAATCATAACAATAATACTTAACTGGATATTGTTGATTATATTTTATTTGTAAAGTATCTAATATGTCTTTAAATTCTTTTTCTAATTTACTTTCGTATTTAGTTTGATTTTCAGACATCCATTTAACCCTACTTAACCTTAAGTTATTAATATGTTCTAGGGACTTTGGTTTGCCCTTTAACCCTTCAGATATTTTTTTGCATCTTTCAGGCTTTATTGCAGCTTCTTGAAATGACTTTAATTGTTCAGGAGTATATGATTTTCCTTTGTTCCATTGCGTAATTTCTCCAGATTTAAAACGTATCCTTCTTGTTTCGGCAGATTTATCTCCACCCTTTTTAGAATAAAATCCTCCGTTTGTTCTAGCTACATGGCCTTTAGAATATTCTCTAAATTTACTATGTCCACCATCAAAGGTACATTCTGTACCACATCCGCATTTACATTTTGGTATTTCTGGAATATTATAATATTTCATAACTAGTTCTTTGCCAGATAAGCTATGATTTCTAGATGTATGCTTTGCTAATCCGTTCCAGGTCGTAAATTCTTTATTACAGGACGGACATGAAAAAAGATTTTCCATATATACTTATACTTTATTTTAATATAAATATATATGAAAAATCTCAAAATGTCTAATGATTTTGCTATTTTAAAAATTAAAATTTCTAGAAATTCAATATGGCGTAATCATAAGTAATAGTAACCGTAATAGTCACTGCTTCTCCGTCATTCGCCCAATCCATTTCGTTAAAATTAACATCTGAACACCAAGCGCCTTTTAATACCCATTCTTCTACTTTATCACCTACTGGTCCTAAAGAATTAAAAGTAATGTCTTTTTTGTAAAAATCACTATATCCATCACGTCCTGTTACGCTTTCATGTCCTAAACGAATCCATTCCATAATAGCTTGAGCTCCTGAAGGTACAATTGGATCGTATAACGTAATAGAAATATCTTGCCAACGTGACTTACCTTTTACTTTTCTATCTACGTTGATATGATCTAATACTGTTATATTTGACGTTAAATTGGGTCTAGCAGCAGCTTTAATAATAAAAGAAGGAATACCTTCAATATACATAAAGAATCTATTAGTTTGTTTTGGTTCCCAACTTTGGAACATTATTTCCGAGGGGTCTAATATTTCTGGCATATTTTTATATGTTTATATTTGTTATTTAATATAATTATTATGTTTCGTTAAAAACTAATATTTTATTTTTTTCGTAAAAAAGCATCTAATAAAACACCTATTTGAGCTGCATGAGTTTTTATATTGTCGTATACTTCGTCATTTAAATCTTTTTTACGTTTTGTTGCTTCGGCTGAAAGAACTCCAATCATTTTTCCGTCAATGTTTTTAAGAGCAAACATATACGAAGATTTACAATTTGTTTCTTCTGCCAAATAACGTAATCCGTAAGTTGGTATTTCTTCGTCTTTATAATCTACAATAATAATTCTGTCGTGATCTAAAAGTCTGTTAATTGATTTACTGAATAAATTTATCGGTATATTTTGAAAGTTATGGCGAATTGATTCAGCATTTGCACTTACAGCTTCATATATCATAGAAAACTTTTGAATAGATTTCCCTGTAGGATAAAAATGTCCTCCGTTATGGAATTGGGTAATCCATACACGGTCTAATGAAGATTCATCTAATATTTGATCTAGAATTTTACAAATAATTTCGCCATTCTCTGCCGCATCTTTAATAGGGTCTTTGGTTTTTTTATGTTCTTGAAGATAATGTCTTGCTACTAATATAGCAACAGGCCCTAATACACCGGTTAAGAACGCCGGTAATGAACTAGATACGATACTTAATATACTTTCCATAATATAAGATTATTGTTCGTTATAGTAGAAATATACAGATATTATATTTTAGTTAATTGAGGAGTATATGGAGATACTTTACTAAAATTGTTTCTGATAACAGGGTTTGTATATGCTTTAGTTTTATCTTTAGCAGTAATGTCTTTGCCCATTGAAAATGCGCTAGGTCCATTTAATTTAATAATAATATCTTGAGGATTTCCTTTTGATGGAATAACAGTTACTTTTACTTTAGAAAATCTTCCGCCAACACCGGTAATTTTATTTATCTCAGTTTGAAGTGCGGCTAATGCTGCTTCTCTGTTATCTTTTGCAACTAATCTAAATGCTACTGCCGTGTCATAATCTGCTGATTCATCGACACCTGTTTCTCTACGAAATTGATTATCATCTTTTTCCATTTCATCTGCAGTCATTTGATCAAGCCATACTTTTTTAAATTCGTTAAAGTTTCTTACTGGCTCGCCATATAATTCAATTGTCCCTTCTTCTGTATCAATATAAATATCAGCTGTTTGATAACCCATATCTAATATTAATGTACTATAATCTTTTCCAATAGCAGTACCGCCTGTAATACGTTTGCCAGCTTTTTCTGCCCATCCAGCTACTGTATTAACTAAAGAAGATACTCCCTTTCTTTTGGCAAATTTTTTAATGTTATCAGGTACATAAGCTTCGGTTATTTTATTAGAAGACATTTGTTCTGATATTACTTCTTTAATGACTTCTTGAATCATTTTAGTTAGTTCTGATTTTTTCATAGTATTAATTTTACCTTCGTTAGCATTTATATGTAATGCTGCTAAGTATTTTTTTAATGCTTCTTTTGTACCTTTAGTACGACCGACTTCTTTACCGGTATCTTTTTTAGTAACGACATATTTGTCGCCGTCTTTATGATATGAATATGGCATAATATTTTATTGTTTATATTTGTTTACCAGGCGCGGCAGCTCCAGTAACGAGCCGATGTTCTGTCTTTAGCTGTATCGCACTTATGACGTGCTCTAAATGATTTTCTTCTAGCAGGAATGTTTTTCTTGATTCTCATGTTAGGGTCGCCAAAGTTAACTTTAACTACGTTACCTTTTTCATTCTTTACATATACAGAACGTTTTTTAGGACCATCTGGAGTTAAGAATGGTTTTCCTAATGAAACTTTTCTTCCTTTATATTCAGCTTCTCCTAATATAGGATTGGCTTTAAGTTCTTGAAGAAATTTAATGGCACATTCTTTGCACATTGTTTTTTCAGATTCTATTTCTTCAAGACATTCTTTGATTAAATTCTCTAACAATATACTTTTCATCTTCCTTGACCTTTATATCTTTTCTTATAGTGCTTTGATTGTTTATTTTTGCTCGACTTTTTCTTCGAAACAATACCAGGGCGCTTTCTTTTTGATTGTTTAAAAAATGCCCTTGTTGCAGTAGCGCCTTTTTTTTCTGGTTTCTTTGCCATCTATTTTTTATAATAAATATCATATAAAGAAAAAAACAGCCCTATATTTTTTAGATATAGAGCTGCTTTATAAAATCGAAAGTTATTTTATTAACTATGCTGGAAGTTCCATTCCTGTCGGAGTTAAGTTAAAGTTAATAACTATAAATTCCGCAGTCTTAGAAGGTTGTAAATAAATGTCGCCTACTAATAAATTTCTGTCAATTACTGCTGGAGTATTATTAGTGTCATCCATTACTACTCTAAAAGCATATAATCCTTGACGCTGTTGAATAGATTCTAAATAAGGATTAACTATACTTAAAAATCTGTTTCTAGTAGCAGCAGTATTTTGTTCAAATACCAAAAATCTAGATGTCGATGCAATATATTTCTTAACTGTAATTAATAATCTTCTTACATTGATTCTGTCTAATGCACTAGGTCTTTGTTGTAAAGTCTTTTGACCCCAAGCACAAATCCCTTGACCAGGAAACGAAGCAATTGGATTAACATTGTTTTCATATAATGTATCTCTTTCTGAATGACTTAATTTTGTCGTTACATTAATAGCATCTGTAATACCTCCTCTATTTAAACCTGCTGGTGCATACCATTCAGCTGAAACTGAATCATTAAATGCTAATACTCCTGGCATTAATACACTAGGTGGTACCCATATTGGTTTATTTATTGTCGTATCTAATACTTGCATCCAAGGATAATATGTAGCAGCATAATTAGTATCCATATCAGATGTTTGATTTACTACTGTTGCAATACTATCATTATAAGCTCCAACATCTACAATAGTAAATGCATCTTGACGATCTTCTGCTGTAGAAATCATATATTCTGCAACATATGGATGTAATCTTTTAATTACGCCAGGTGCAAATATACCATTAATATCATATTCATCTTGATTTGCTAATGTATCTAAAGCATCTGTATATTTAACAGAGCCTACTGATGTCGCAGTAGATAAATTATATCCAAAAGAGTTAATAGCAGTAATATTTCCTCCGCTTAATTTTACTTTCGCAGGAGTCATACCATCTGAACCACCTTGTAAAGGAACTGTAAATTGTACATTTGTAGGTGTAGGTCCTGTTACTCCTGTAATATCAACTCTTGCATCTAGCATACCATTATATTGAATTCCAGAATTAATTGGCATTGTATAATTATCAACTATAAAATCAGGAGCTAATGATGGAATTTCAACAGAAGCAGAAGTAGGAATTGCTTTTAAATAATTTACATTATCTAACTGTCCAAATTCCCATCCTAAGAACTTATTGCCGGTATATGAGTTATTTGGCCCGTTTTGTGATGTAGAATATACTGGGGCAACCATATTTGCATTTGCAAATCCAATAAAAGTTTGCTTTAACGTTCTAAATCCTCTAGGTGATAAAGTTTCGCTTACAGCTTTTGAATCTACTGCAGAATCCATTTCTATTCTAATATACTTAGATATATTAGCATAATTGCCGTACTCAACTACTTTGTTAGTTACTGTATCAAATTCTTTATATTTATCTCCAATTACACGAGCAATATATTGCGGGCTATCAGGGTTTAAATTTAAAGATCTGTATTGTTCTAATATATTAGGTCTATTATCTGTATCAGAATATGATCTAACTAATAAATCAAATGTAGAATAACTACCAGAAGAAAATTCTCTTAAGTTTGTAATAGATATTTTAACATCTGTATTAGTATCAGTACCATCAGATAAATGATGAGCTTTAAATAAATTTTGAGTTGAATATGAAATACCAACGCCTAATATTTGTCCTGAAGTAATCCAAGGAGTAGATGCATAGCTATAATCTGCAAATGTCACATCATATGACGACGTAAGCATTATAATTTGTGGTGTAAATAATGATTGCGATGCAGGCACAGCAGCTATACTGCTAGATATAACTACAGGATATTGTGCTTGTGTATAAGTTAATGAACCTACCCAAGCTCCACTAGAATTAGTCCAAGAACCATCGTTTAGCTGTGATTCTGAAAGAGCACCTCTGCTAATATACATTATTACATTACTACCACTAACTACATTTAATTTACCAAAGTAATCAAATCCATCTTGTTGATCAGGAAATAAATTTACGTATTGTAAATTAGTTGATGATAATAAACTAGGACTAAAGTTTGGTAATGATAATAATGATGCGGTTGGAACTGTAATTAAAAATAATTGGTTTAAACTAGAACCCATTATATGAAGTGAAGTCACACGACCTTGTTCTGTTGATGATAATAAATTCCAATTAGCAATACTAGTAGATAAAGAACCTGATGCAATTCTACTTTGTGCGGTAGAATATACAGCGTTCATACTTACATTTGTTGTACCCATAGATTGAGATATAACAGTGCTTCCTGTAACTACTGTAACTGCTCCTACTGAAAGAGCTAAATTCTCTGAATAATTTTGGAAATTAACATAAGAATAAAATCCATTAGAATAATTAGTATTACTTATTTTAGTAGCATCTGGAGATGTTCCTAATACTTTTGTAATATAATCCGTTCTTTGAGGATTAATCGATAAAGACTTTACAATAGCCGGTACTCCTGACCCTGACAATGTAACTGTAAACGAAGTAGCAATATTACCACTTACTGCTGTTGATGCACGAGCATCTAAATTAGCACTAGCGTCATTTTTTGCTGGATGAAATCCTGATATAATTCTGAATTGAGTGGTACTAGACCCAGAATTAATAGTAGCGCCAGCTAATGCTGCTAATTTGTTTGTTGTAGTTGTAAAGCTCCAACCACCATCACCTAAGATTCTAACTACCATTGCTGATGAAGCATTTCTAAGATAGTTTTTTACTGCGTACGGAATGTAAGTTTGTGACGAATCTTCGCCGCCAAACATAATCTGGTAGTCTTGATAACTAGTAACTTGCATTGGTACACCTGCAGGACCTTTTAATGTAGGTCCTATAAATGCATTCTCCA